ACTTGTTGTGGGTTTTTTTTATACTTGTAATATGAAAAAGACTTTCAATATAAATAACATGACTACTATTTTTGATAATAAAGGTTTTTTTTTAGAAGTAAAAGATAATAAAATTATTATAAAAAAACCTTCTATATTTTCCTATCATCATTTAAAAAATATTATATATTTTTGTTTTAATTTTTTTTTTATTATAAGAATAAATTTAATTATAAAATTAAAAAATAAAATGAAGAACACCAATTTTTTTTATTACCCAATATTATTATTATTATTACCACTATCTTTATTTTTACCTAAACTCATCTATTATATTTTTCTAAAAAAAAATATTAATATATGGGTTATTTATAAAGATAGTTTTGACTACCTTTACTATGACTGGAGAGATCTTCATAACTCATTAACTAAAGAAGGATATAATCCTGAAAATAATAGTTATGTAAAAATTTCAATAAAAAATAATAAATACATAATAACTGATGGTAATCATAGAGTATATCTTCTAAAACAAATGTATCCAGAAGGAAAAGAAATAGATGTTTTTATTTGAAATTAAAAAATAAATTTAGTATATTTGAGGTATGTTAAATACGGCACCAAAATTTAAAAAAATAGTTTTACTCATAAAAAGTAAAATTCCTTCTAGCGATATATCTTCTAAAATTAGAGTTATACATGAAGATTGTGCGATGGTAATAACAGGTGATTATGTTATTATAACTGAGGATTTTCAAGGAAATAGTATAGACGATGAACATTCGGTAATGGGTAAAATTTATGAGTTAAAGGAAATAGATAGTTACAAATTATATAAAAATTAGAAATATGTTATTAAATAAACACATAGATAAAGAATCAATAGAAAATTTATACGAATCTAGTAATATACTAGCATCTCGTTATAATACAATAAGTCAAAAGTTGGCGATTATATTTAAAGGTGGTAGACAATACCTATATCATGACGTAAAAAGAACTGATTATAATGAATTTGAGTCAGCAAACAGTCAAGGTAAAATATTAAATAGTAAAATTAAAAACTATAAGACAGAAAAAATTGAGGGTATTGTAGATACGACACTAATATTAGAACAAATAGAAAACCTTAAAAATCAATGATAGTAACAGAAGAACAAAAAATTTTAGGTGAATTATATAATTTAGAAGAATCATTAAGTGATATTTTAATTAGTCAGGAAATGTATGAAGAAATTAGAACACTTCATTTAATAATAGAAAAATTAGAATATAGAATCATTAATAAGATAGGTACTATTGGTATTTAGAATTTATATAAAATACAAGTATTTATATAAAAAAAGATACCAATGAAAATAAATAATTTAGAAGAACAAGAAGTTAATGATATTATTGAAAAGGAGAACATTGATTTATCTTCTTTCAGAATCAAAGAAACATTAAACCCAAAAATATTCGATAGAGAACAACAAATGTATAAAGAAATAAGAAAGAGACTGTTAATGATTGCAGATGACTTTTTTGAAACTTTAGATATTGGTTATGTAGAAATAAGTGATATTATATTAACTGGAAGTTTAGCGAACTTTAATTGGTCTCGTTTTTCTGACGTAGATTTACATATACTTTTAGATTTTGGTGACGTAGATGAAAACGAAGAATTAGTTCGTTCATATTTTAACTCAAAGAAAAATTTATGGAATGAAAAACATAATATCACAGTAAAAGGATATGATGTAGAATTATATGTACAAGATCAAGATGAACCACATGTCGCTAGTGGGGTATATTCAGTATTATGGGACAAATGGAATGTAAAACCTGAAAGAGAAAATTTCCAAATAGATAATAAGAAAGTAAAAGAAAAAGCTAACAGTTTAATTGATACAATAAAACATTTTTTTGAACTTTATAAAGGTGGTGACTATGATAAATTAATTAGGTCAATAAAAACCCTTAAAGAAAAAATTAAAAAAATGAGACAAACAGGGTTAGATAGAGAAGGAGAATATTCTTATGAAAATATTACATTTAAGGTATTAAGAAGAATGGAATTTTTAGATAAGTTAAGTGAGTTAGAAACTTTGGCGTATGATAAATCATTAACATTGGATGAATCAATACAATTTATAAGAAACTAAATATATACTATTTTGAGTTTTTTTATTGAATTTGTAATATTTATTAAATAAAAACATAATTATGGGAACATATTTAACAGGTACATATTCAGTAATACATAATAATAATACTGCAGACTTTGATAATTTTATTTATAGTGCATTATATTTTACTGGATCAGGACCATTTATCATTAACGGTACTTCTGTTGCAGGAACTGCAGGTAGAACATTAGATATCATTGTAAATAAATCTACAACTCAATTAAATGCAGGATTCTTATTATTAGGTAATCCAATAGCGCCACAAACTAAAGTAGGTATAGGGGAATATGTGAATATTAAAAACGGTAATCCAATACAAAGCTAAAAAAAATTAAAAAAAAATAAAATGAAAAATTTTGTAAATCCAAAAAAAATAAAAGGTCAAGACAAATTAGATAGAATTAAAGATCTAATGGGTAAAATGAACACCTTAAATGAGAGTACCTCAACATCTGAAGTTGATAACGTAAAAAGGGGTGCTAACGGAGTAATTTATGGTATAGTAAGAGAAAATCATAGTTACTTTATAAAAACCACTGAAAAAACTTCTGGTACTATATTAGCAGAAGACTTTAATTATATTGGTGGTTTACAGAATAAAAATAGTGAAAGATATGATTCTTACGCTGAAGCTTTAAAACAATTAAATTTAAAATTTGATATGTTAAATGAGTCTTTTGGTGTTAAAACTAATATTAACTTGTTTGAGTCTGATGCGGTAGAAGTAAAAGAAGCAAACGCTAGTGGTGTTGTTGTTAAAGAAGAAGAACCAAAAGAAGTGGAGGAACAAAAGAAAGTAATTAAAGTAGATGCACCTGCACCTTCTTCCGCACCTGTTGAGGATGAGGTTGTGGATACAGAAGTTGAAGATGACCCATTTGCTGATGAAGAAGGAGGTGATGAAGATCCATTTGCTGATGAAGAAGGAGGTGATGAAGATCCATTTGCTGATGAAGAAGGAGGTGACGATGAAGATGGAGATGATAAAACTAAAAAAATTCAAAAACTTACAGGTAAAATTGGTCAGCTACTGAGAGATAAAGATGAACCAGATGCAGAATTAGACAAATACGTTATTAATTCTATAATATCTGCAATTGATTGGGAGGAGATTCCTGATGAAGATGTTGAAGACATTATTGCTAAGATTGAGGGTGAAGATGAAGAAGATGGTGAATTAGAAGGTGGTGATGAAGTAGGTGGTGAAGAAGATCCATTCACAGATGAAGAAGGTGGTGAAGAAGATCCATTCGCAGATGAAGAAGAAGGTGGTGAAGAAGAATTAGCAGAATCTGAAGAAATTAAAGAAGAAAAAGAGACAATTAATATTTCTAAAAAACAAATGGAAATGTTAAAAAAAGATGGTAAGTGTGATTGTGGTGATGTAACTCTTAAATTAGATGAATCTGATGATGAACTAGAAGAAGGAAATAAATTTAGTGGTGAAAGACAAAAAGCAATCGATGCAGGTGAAGACGAGTTTGAAGTTGATGGTAAAAAATATGATGTTACTGGAGATAAGGAAGAAAAAAATGAGTCTAGAAAATTTTCTAAAAAACAATTAATGGAAAACTTTTTAAAAAAAAACATTAATGAGTCTTTAAACAAAATTCTTAAAGAGAATGAACTAATTTGTGAAAAATGTGGTGAAATGCATGAAGGTGATTGTCATGTCGATGAAGATCTAGATATTACAAATCAAACTTCAGAATTAGCGGGTGACGATGTAGGTGTAGTACACGAAGAAAATATGTCTGTAGTAGATGCAATTGCTACAGGACAAAATTACTTACAAGCGTCTGGAGATTTAGATAGAGATGGTGATCAAATACCAAATAGATTAGATATGGATAGTAATATGGATGGTGACTTAGATCACCCAACTTTTGATGACGAGGAATTTATTGAAATAGATTTTGATTCATTAATGGGTAATTCTCCAGCACCAACTAAAGAACCGGGAATTGCACCACCGTCAACTACACCAGGTAGAAAAAAACCAAGATGGAAAAAAATACCTAGACCAGAAGTTAATCCAAAACCAAAGGCAACAGATAGAAGAAAATTTCATTTAGGTAGAAAAGGTATGTATAGATAAAATGAACTTAGTTTATATAAATAAGGTTGGACAAAATTGGAAAGGGAACTTCATATATGAATTTCTCTTTTCTGATATTATAACCGATATAGACGGTGAGGGATGGGATGCGTATCCCGCATCGGGAAATCCTGAATCACCAGAAGAAAAATTTATAAAAAAAACAGGTTCATTAACGAGTGAATTAAAATTAGATGTTATACAAGAATCTGATTCATTTGCTATGTGGGATGCCGTAGATGGTATTATAGCAATGGCTTGGGAAAACTTAGAAGGATATGATGAATATCCAGAAAAAAGATTATTCTTTGAGTTTGGTGAAGAAATAGACTCAGTAGAATCTAAATTATATGAAAAAGATATGGTACTATCTTATAACAATGAATTAATAAATGGATAAAATGAAAAAAGTAAGAATTTACGAATCAGAAATTAAAAGGGCAGTCAGAAGAAAATTAATGGAGAATATTTTAGATGAGGAAGAACAAATGACGGTTTACCAAAAAGGTGATCCAATACCAGATGTAGAATCAGGTGAACAGTTTGGGGTAAAAGACGATACTGGTAATATTACCACTTATACTAAAAATGAATCTGAAGAGATGACTGAAGAGTTTGAAATGAAAGACACATATAGTAGAAAAAATTATAGACAGTCTCCTAGAGAAAGGGATATTGAGGGGGTATTCGGACAATATGGTGAAGAAATACCACCATCAGTACTAAGATATATTAGAAAAAATCCTGAAAGGGTAATTAAAAGGTTATATGATATATATGGACAACAAATGTTTGACTATATATCACCTAAATTACCTAATAATCCACAATACGAAGTTAATATTGAGGATATCGTTAGAGAGAACCTAAGAAAATAATTTTTATACTTTATTCAGATGAAAACAGTAGATAAATATACCAAACCAAAAATGAAGAAAAAGGATTTAGTAGAATATATTAAATTCAAAAAAAATGGTGGATATAAAAAATACAAAAAATCTGATTTACTAGGTGAAGCACGAAGAGATCAATATGATTTTCCTAGATTTACCAATGAATTAAGTGGTCCTGAAGTTAAAATGTTAATTAAGTATTTAGAGAAAATTAGAGAGAGTGGGTTAACTAATATGTTTGGTGCACATCCTATCTTAAATTGGACTAAAGATGATTTACATAGATGGTTATATGGTATGAGAAAAGATTTAGATTCTTTAGAACAACAAAAAGAAAATTTAGAGTACGATATAGAAAATGAAGGTGAAGATAGTGGCATATATGAATCAGAATTAGATTCGTTAGAAGAAGAAATAGAAATTATAAAATATTTATTAGATAATAAAAGAGAAGTAAGAGACATATTAATAAGGGGAGCATTAAAAAGGATTGATAATACTGATGGAAATCATGAAACTAGAAATGTACAAAACGTGTTTGAGAGAATGGCGAAAGATGCTTGGGTTATGTGGACTTCATTATATAGTATAGGTTAAAACAAAATAAATGAAAAAGGTAAAAATTAAAATAGACTTAGATAAAATTACTAAGAAAGTAATTAAAGAACACCAAATGTTAAAAGGTGAGTTAAAGAGAATTGAAAAACTTAATGAAGGTATCGAATATGATCCTAATCATCCAGAAAGAATGAATCCTAATTTAGAAGATAAATTAAGAAGTGGTGAACATACCTTTGGTAGAAATAAGGGTTTACCTGCGACAGGTACTAATCAAAACTTTTCAGAAAAATTAGCGAGTTCTCGTTTTAAAGATATTATTAATAAAGTCAAAAGGTATCACGGTATTCAACAAATCAATCCTCAAATGATGATGCAGATGATGATGATTATGCAACAAGTTGCGCAAATAGAAACACAACACAAAGATGCGTTAGAAAGATTAGCAGTAGAAATTGTAAGTGAGGAATTTGATATTCCAGATGATATGTTAGATGCGGAATTATTACCTCCGGGTTCACCATTAGATTTAGAACAAGATGAAGATGGGGAAGAAGAAGAACAGGAAGAGTTTCAGTCTAAGAGTGCTGAACGAATGGAAGAATTAGAAATTGAGGTAGATAAAAGAAATGTAATTAATGCATTAATGCAGGGAGCAGCCAAAAAAGGACATTATATTTTCCATATGGTTGCAGATGAGTTAGACAGTATCGATCCTAGATTAATGAGTTTATATGGTAAACTAATGTCTTTAGCAGATTTCCAATATTGGGTGATACCTGATCAAGTAATGGGTGGACAAATAGGTGGAACAGAAAAAATTAAATGGGAAAAACCTAAAGATGAAGAAGGTAATGAACAGGAGGATGAAGAAGAAGAACCAGTGGTAGAAGCTAAAGCATGGATATTCCCATTATTAGTACACGAACTTATTAAAGGTGCTATGGAATTAGCCGCATCCAATTGGGGAGAAGGTCATTTAGATTTTGAAGAACAAAAACACGTTATAGATAGAGCAGATACACCAGAAAATGAAATATGGGGAATGAGATTAGGTCCAGGTATGTGGGAAAAATTTGTAGCTTGTATCGATGATGATGATTATAAATTAAAACAATGGTTCTTTCATGAACTTACTAAGTTACCAGCACAACAATTTCATACCTTTATGAAAGAGATTTTATCTAACAGTGGTAAATGTAAAGAAGTAATTGGACACTTAAAAGAATTACACTTAGCAGACGAAGATGAAGAATTAGATGATTTAATTATGGGTGATGAAGATAACTTTGAAGATGGTTTAGAAGATTTAATGGTTGATGCTGGTGTTGCACCACCACAAGATGAACCTACTGAAGAAGTAGATGTTGAAGTTGATTATTCAGAAATGTCACCTAGAGAAATACAATCACTTATAGATGATGCTTTAGATGCTGGTGATTTTGATACCGTAGGTATGTTATCTAAGTATTTATAAAAAAATACAATTATGAGAGTTATTTTAACAGAATCCCAACTCAAAAGATTATTAACTGAAAAAAATAAACTTATTTTAGTAGAACAAAATCCGATGGATCTAGTAGTTGGGTTCTCAGCTTGGTTAGATCATAACGTAGGTAAACATCTTACGGACTTTGGAGATTATATATGGTATGGATCAAAAACTGACGATACTGATGGTTTGGAGAATGGTAAGATTGGAGATGCAAAAATACCATATTTTGGGTATACAGAAGCAGATAAAAACAAAATTTCAAGAGAAACTAAAAAAGCGATAGAAGAAATTCCTGAAATTCCCGAATCGTTTGGTAAACTTTACAAAATGTATACAGGAGATGAACTTGATGAAGTTTTGGAAGGATTTAAACAAGGACTATTAAAAAGTCTTAAAGAAAAATCACCTGAAGAACATATTGGTGATGTTTTAAATGGTATTCACCATTTTTATCAATTTGGGAAAAAGGAAATTTTAAAACCACTAAAATACGCACTTGAGTCTGGTATAGAATCAGTTGAAAAAGGAATAGAAGACTTTGGGGAATGGGTAGAAGATTGTTTTAATGATTTAGATTGTCTTATAGATGTTGCTTCTGTTGCAGTTATAGCACTTCCTGGTGTAGGTTTAGCGTTAAGTGCAGCAATAGATATTGGTCACGGAGCGTGGTATGTAGTTAGATATAATAATGCGTCAACTAGAGAAGAAAAACAAGCACTATTAATTGGTGCAACATTCTCGTTTCTTGGTGGTATTGCTGGTAAAGGTATTAAACAAAGTGTTAATATAGTAAAAGAGGTTGGGACAAATAAAGATATATATAAATATTGTAGTGATTTAATTGATTTAGGAAATAAAAGTAGCAATAATAAAATATTAAAGTCTAATATAGAAAAACTTAATAATAAATATAAATTAACAACTAAAGAGTTAAAAACTGTAGATAAAATACTTAATAGTCTTAAGACGTTAGACAAAAACATAATTAATAATTATACAGAGGCTATTAAGGTTATAGGTGAAGATTTAAACGTAGTCCAAAGAGCTAATTTAAAACAGTTAATGCAAAACAACAATGTATTCCAAACGATATTAAAAAATAGTGATAACAACATACCTGAAGCATTGTCTAAGTATTTGAATAAAGTTGCACGTAGAGAAGCGGTTATGGAGCTATCTTTATTTTATGCGTTAGATAAATCATTAAGAAACGAAAAAGTGGGATTATTTATTAGTAAAGGTATTAGGGAACTTAGGGATATATTGATACCAGATATTCGAAACACTGTTGAGTTGGAAGGTTATGATTGGTTTACCACTAAACAAGCTTTCGGTGCTATCTCAGAAGATGATCCTGATTATAGTTTTGAAAAATCTAAAGAAGATAATCTTAACTTAAAGAAGGCGTGGGAAGAGGGATGGAGACCGTTTAATAAAAGTATAAAAAACCCAACACAAATGGATTTTAATGAAGTACCTGAAAAATACCAAACAAAAAAATATAAAGACTTATTTAAAAATAAGGAAAAAGTTAATAGTTTTAATCCATCCGATGATTTATTAAAAAATAAAGATGTAAATGTAGAGGATGACTTTTTTGTTAATCGACTAAATAAAGATACAAATGACACAAATGTTAGTAATAAATATAAAGAACAAGAATTAGTTGATAGTTTGATGAATAGTATAGATCCCATTCCTAATGCTGATTACGAAAACTTTGATTTAGATAATTAATTGATACTATTTGATTTTTATTAAATCCCAATAGAATAACTTTACCATTAACATCTATTTTTTTTTGTAATTTCTTAATATTTATTAATAAAACATTGAGATGAAAATTAAATTAACAGAATCACAACTGAAAAGAGTTTTAAATGAAATGCGTTTTGATGGTAAATCTACCGGTTTATTTTCAGAAGAAGAACATATAGACGAAGGTAGAAAGAAAAGAAGAAAAAAACGTAAATCACGAAAACGTAAATCTACAAGAAGTAAATCTAAGAAAAAGAAAAATACATTATGTGCTAGAGGTAAGAGTGCTGCTAAGGCTAAGTTTGATGTTTACCCATCTGCTTATGCTAATGGATACGCAGTTCAAGTATGTAAAGGTAAAATAAAAGGTTTAGATGGTACTAAAAAATGTAGTGGAAGTTACTGTAGAGGGAAAAAAAATGAATCTTACGAAATAGGTGAGGTAGAAGTTGTAGAAAGGTTAGACGAAGATTTAGCCGTATGGTTCGGTACAAAAAAAAAGAAAAAAGGGGGTAAACAACCACAAGGACCATGGGTAAACATATGTAGAAAAAAGAAAGGTGGTGGACACCCTACATGTGGAAGAAGTGATTCAGATAAAGGAGGTTATCCTGTATGTAGGGCAAAAAGTGTTGCGGCTAATATGTCACAGTCTGCAAAAGATTCTGCATGTAGACGTAAAAGAGAAAAAGAAAAGAATGATGGTAAATCGGGTAAAGGACAATCCCCTAGCCCAATTAAAGTAAAAAATTACAAACCAAGAAAAAGAAAATCTTCTAAGAGAAAATCTAAAAAGAATGAATCAGTAAACATCAACAGAATGATGATTACTGAAAACAGAACAATTGTTAGTGAAGGATTAAGATATCATTTAGATAATCAAATACCTTTATCAGAAAACATTTATAGATACGGTAGTGAATCTTTTTTTAATTTAATTAATGAAGTAAGAAAATTACATAGTAGTAATAAAGTTAATTTATCTTATTTAGATGAAGAATTACTTAAAACAGATATTGGTAGGAAAGCAGTATTTGAGGGTAAAGAAGTTTGGCTAGATATCCCAATGGAAGACAATGAAATTTTAACTGAAGCAAAATTTAGAGGTAAGACAGTAAAGACTAATTCTCCACAAAGAAGTTCTTCTGGTGGTAAAGCATATAGAGTATATGTAAGTGGATGTGTTAATAAAACCAAATCCAACCCATCTGGAGTAAAACAAATTAGATTTGGTTCTGGTGGATTAAAGGCTAAGTTAAGTAATAAAGATGCTAAGAAATCTTACAACGCTAGACACGGTTGTTCTAAAGGTAGACATAACGATAAATGTAAGGCAGGATATTGGTCTTGTAGGTTACCAAGATACGCTAAGAAATTAGGTTTATCTGGTGGTGGAACATGGTGGTAAAAAAAAAAGATATGAAAAAGATAAAATTAACAGAAAAAGATTTATTGAGGATAGTTAAGAAAACTATTAAGGAAGATAGGAAAACTGAAAACTATATGTTCTTTAGTAACCTTAAACAAATGAGAAGACAGATTGATATGATGTTAGAAAATTTTAACCCTCATTGGGTGGATTCCACATTAGCGGATGGACACGACTGGGCAGACGATAAGATAAGTGAATCTAAAACAAATATTGATAGTGTATTCGATTTCTTTATGAATAAACAATCTAATGCAGTAGGTACTGATGAGTTTCCTTCAGTAGATCATGATTTTGGTAAATATGATGATACAGAAGATTATTATAATACTCACGATAAGTATGGTAATAGTTTTAATCCTTACCCAAAGTAATGAGTTTACCATTTAAAGAAAAGTTAGATAATGGATATCACATCAGAACATTCTCTAATGAGACTGATAGTGGTGAATTAGTGTGGCATAGAGACAAAGAAGATAGAATTGTAGAATCTATAGGTGACACTAACTGGATGATTCAATTAGACAATGAAATACCTAAACCTTTAACTGAAAGAACATTTATACCTAAAGAGGTATATCATAGAGTAATAAAAGGAGATGGAGATTTAAAAGTAAGAATTAAAAAACTATGAATTTAAACTTCCAACATATAATTAACGAAAGTACTGAGGACAACCCTAAAATAGAAAACATGATGTTTCGTCTGTTTAATAGGGAGTTTTTTTCTTTATGGAGGGATGAAGATAATAGTCCACATAGAACCGGTTTTAGATATGATAATCTTGCACAGGTATTAGATTACTTTGGAGAAATGGTCGCATTAGACTATGAAGTTGTTTTATATTTTTTCATAAAATGGACATTAGACCCTAATTCTAAATGGAATGAGGAAGATGGAGGTAATATATTTAGTGAGTTTCAGTTAGATGAGGTAAGGGGTTGGAAAAATATGACTACCATATATGGTATATTAAAAAAGTTAGATTTTTTTAATAAAAGTTTTAAGACAGGAAAAACTGATAAAGATGGTAATCCTGAAAAACTTAATTATTATGATACTATGTCATTTAACGACACCGAAGGATTATACCCTAATATGGTATTATCTGTTGATGGATGGGATGAGTTCTCAGAATTATTTAAGAATAGAGATTTAGCGGAAGAGGCATTTAGTGAAGATTATAGTGATTTCTTTTCTTATTACGATACCCCAATAGATGAGATAGTCTCAGATATGACAGGAAAGGCAATGGATAGTGTAATAGAATCCATACCTGCATATACAGACAAAATTATGGTTGGTGTGGATGGAGGAGAAGAGTTATATGAAATGGGTATGCCTGAAGAGGTTGTAGGTGATGATGATTTCTTAGACATTAACCCAACTTTTATAAATACATTAAGGACACAGATAAAAAATAATGAAGTAGATGGAGAAGATGTTTTAAATTTTTTATTAGATTATAGTGAACTGATTGACTTAGAAAGAGATATTAGAAGTGCCTACGAAAGGACAATGAATGATGTGACAGAATCAGATATAACAAATCGAGGTATAGAAGAAATTACTGAGTTATTTGGTGGTAAACCAGATTGGGTAGAAAATAAAAAGAGTGAAAATACTAATAAGTATAATTTAGAAGTACCAATTCCTACTGAATTAATAGATAGGGTAATTGAACATTATATTGATGTTGAAACCGCTTTTGTTGAGGAACAAGAATCATACTTTTTAGATGCGGTTGCAAGGATGTTAGATGAGGAATATGAAAAATTATCCTTGCCTGATTTAGATTACTACTATCCTGATACTACAAAGGCGAAAGAGTGGTTTGAAGAAAGTTTATATAATTATTTGGAAATGAGTGCATAATACTATGAAAATTAAATTAACAGAGGAACAATATCGTAAGTTTGTATCGGAAGATACTAACCGCACTAACTTTATGAATAAAGTCTATAAAGAAATTGAAGGTGATGATTTTGAACATGTTTGGGATTTAATAGTAAATGTATATGGGTTTACTGTAGATGAAGTTATAGAAGATGAGATGTTATATCACTTATTAGGTTATAAAATGTTAGATAGAGTACGAAATTCGGGTTACTTAGGTTTTAATCCTAGACCTTATAGAAGGTATATGAATGCGATTGCAGAAAAACTTAGTGATGACGTATATATATCCAATATCTCACCCCCACAGAAGGCAATAGAACTAAAGCAAATACTTTATCTATTTGATGATTCAGTTGCAGGAAATGAAACTGTAGAAAGGTTATTAAATACTGTAGATCCAGCATTAGACTATTTTTTTGAACATAACCCACCTAAAAAAGCAATACAATTAGCATCAATTTTATATAAAAAAATAAGAGGTGGAGGTGTTTTTTTTGATCCAAGGGAAATTATGAATAAAATTAATAATTTTGCAGAAAGACACGGACTAGTGTTATTCTATAAAACTGCGGGACTAACTTTTGAGAAAAAGGATGGTATGATACAGTCACTAATAAATTACATTCAAGATAAACCTAAGAAAACTAAAGAAGGATTTTTAAGATATATAAATTCTAGAGGTAGATCATCAGGACAACACTCAACATTTTTTAGAGCGGCAGTACATGCGGGTATTATTAAAAAAGTTAGGGATGGTAGAACAATCACTTACGAATTAGGTCCCAATTACGAAGCGTGGAAAAACGGTAATTTAGTTGCATTTTAACTATTTATTTACATTTTGATATTTATTAATAAACTTATCTTATGGATAGAGGTGAAAAATTAAAATTATATGCGAAGTGTTTAGGTGATCCAATATATGCAATAGAAACATTTCTTAAAACTTATGACTTAACTCAAAAAGGGTTCGTTCCTTTTAAACTATTTCATAAACAAAAAGAAATAATTAGTTCATACGAAAAATACAATCGTAATATTGTAACTAAACCTAGACAGGCTGGTGTATCAACTACCACTGCAGCATATATTGCAGCAAAGATTGCATTTGGTGATCCTAATAATCCATGGAAAGTACTAGTATTAGCGAATAAACAAACATTAGCACAAGAGTTCCTTAAAAAAATAAAAGATTTCCTAGATCAAATACCATCATGGGTATGGGGAATAGACGAAGATGAATCTTATTTATCTATTGAATCTAAGGGACATATTAAAACTAAAGACACTCAATGTGAAGTAAAAGCGTTAGCAACTTCTAAAGATGCATTAAGGGGGTATACACCAACATTTTTAGTTATGGATGAAGCGGCATTTATCGATAAAGGAGCAGAAGTATTTGGTGCTGCACTAACTTCGTTAGGTACAGGTGGTAAAGTAACTTTAATTTCAACACCTAACGGACAAGATGCATTATACTATAAAACTTATGATGGTGCTAAACAAGGTGATAATAACTTCAATATAATCGAAATGAGGTGGCATGAAGATATTAGATATAATAGGGGTTTAAAATGGTTAAGAGGTGAAGACGAAGTTATTGAATGTGAAACGGTAGGTAGAGAAACATTGAGATGGGAATACAGTGGTAAAACATATGAAACTAATAGTATTGATATAAGTGACTATAATGTGATGGTAAAAGATGGGTGGAAAGGTTCTTCTCCGTGGTATGAAGAAATGTGTAGAGATATGAATGGGGACAAAAAACAAATAGCACAGGAATTAGACGTATCCTTTGTTTCTTCAGGAGGTAATGTAATAGATGAAGAATACATAGAGTTTCAAGAAAAAAATAATGTACAAGAACCAAAATATAAGGCAGAGATGGAAAAATCTATGTGGATATGGAAAGAACCTGAAGACGGACATAAATATATTATGGGTGTAGATGTTTCTAGAGGAGATGGGAAAGATAGCTCTACTATTGTAATATTGGATTTTGAAAACTTAGAACAAGTTGCAGAATTTAAGTATAAATTACCTCCAGATCTATTGGCAGAAATAGTTTATAAATATGGTAACTTATATAATGCATATACTGTAGTAGATATTACAGGTGGTATGGGAGTTTCTACTGTAATGAAATTATTAGAGATGGGGTATGAACATTTACATTATGATGATCCTAAAAGTAGAAAATTAAGTGAGAAATACGTTAAAACATTATATAAACAAGGTGATAAAGTACCTGGTTTTAATGTTGGTAGTAGTAGATTACAAATGGTTAGTGATTTAGAAGAACACATAAGAGAAAATAAAACAATAATTCGTTCTGTTAGGTTAATATCAGAATTAAAAACTTTTGTTTATAGAAATGGTAGGCCCGATCATATGGATGGATATCATGATGATATCATAATGGCATTGGCAATGCCATTATTTGTAGTTCAAACAACGTTTAAAAAATTAAAACAGGCAGAAAATCAAACAAGAGCAATGTTAGATAGTTGGACAACTGTTAGTAACAGTAGTAATAAAATTACACCTAAACCTATTCATACTAACCCATTTTATAGTAATACCCCTACTTATAATCCTAAACAAAACCATAATAATACTGATAATGGTGAATATAATTGGTTATTTGGTATAAAGTAATATTTAGTTTTTACTAGATATTTATTATAATAGTAAAAGATAATATATAAAAATGGCAAAAAAAACAATATTTCAACAATTAGGTGACTTATTTGGTCCGGAAAGAAAACAGACTTCTAATAAATCTAGATATTCTTTAAATGACAAAGAATTATTAAAAACTAAATCACAAGAAGAATATAACTATGAGTTATTACAAAAACAACAAGACGCTTATTTATCTAATCAATGGAAGAAGGTTGATAACGAAATATATCAACATTCTATTTATTACGAAACTACGAGATTAGCTTCTTATGCTGATTTCGAGGGTATGGAATTTTTTCCCGAAATTGCGGCGGCTTTAGATATTTTTATGGAAGAGTCTACTACACCTAATAATGATGGTAGAATATTAAATATATTTTCTGAAAGTAAAAGGGTAAGGAGGATATTACAAGATCTATTTTTTAATAGATTAGATATCCATACTAATTTACCTATGTGGGTAAGAAATACATGTAAGTACGGAGATAATTTCTTATATCTATCGATAGACAGTGAAAATGGGATACAAAGTGTAAAACAATTACCTAATATAGAAATTAGTAGAAAAGAAAATGACGGTTTTGGTGAAAATGCAAACACTAGTAAAGATGATAAATTTAATCCAGTTAAATTTGTGTGGGGACAAAAAGATATGGAGTTTAATGCTTGGCAAGTAGCACATTTTAGATTATTAGGTGATGATAGAAGATTACCTTATGGTACATCTATATTAGAAAAAGCTAGAAGGATATGGAAACAATTATTACTTTCTGAAGATGCAATGTTAATATATAGAGTTACCAGAGCACCCGAAAGAAGAATTTTTAAAATCTTCGTTGGTAATATTGATGAAAAAGATGTTCCCGCATATGTTAATAAGATTGCAGATAATTTTAAAAGAAGTCCGGTAATTGATCAACAAACAGGACAAATAGACACTAGATACAATCAAATGGCACAAGATCAAGATTATTTTGTACCTGTTAGGGATCCTAATGCACCTAGCCCAATAGATACTTTACCTGGAGCAACTAATTTATCTGAAATTGCAGATATACAATTTTTACAGAAAAAATTATTTACCGCTTTAAGAGTACCTAAACCATTTTTAGGTTTTGAGGAAGTTAATGGTGAAGGTAAAAATTTGGCATTACAAGATATTAGATTTGCTAGAACAATTAATAGAGTACAACAAGCAATTATACAAGAATTAAATAAATTAGCAATAATACATTTATATATTTTAGGGTTAGAAGATGATTTAGAAAATTTCACACTTTCATTAAATAATCCTTCTACACAAGCGGAGATGTTAAAGATTGAACAAAATCAACTTAAAGTAACACTTTATAAAGATGCAGTTTCGGATGCAGGTAATGGTTTTGGTGCTTATTCTATGACTAGAGCGAAAAGAGATATTTTAGGAATGTCTGAAGAAGAAATTAGAGTTGATTTAGAACAACAAAGAATGGAAAAAGCTGCAGGTGCAGAAATGGAACAAACTTCTACTATAATTAAGAAAACAGGTATATTTGATAGAATTGATACATTATATGGTGATCCATTGGGTGCAGATGCTGCTGGTGGAGATGCTGCTGGTGGAGATGCTGCAGGTGGAGATGCTGCTGGTGGCGACACAGGTGTAGGTTTTGGTGATATGGGAGGTGGCTTTGGTGATATGGGATCAGACGCAGGTGGTGATACAGGAGGTGATACAGGAGGTGAAACAGAAACAGAGGCTGCACCTACTGAGGAATCTTTAAGTAAAAAAGAAAACCTACTATTAGAACAAGAGAAATTAAAGTTAAGTAAAAAAACAAAAAAATATCAAAACGTATATTTAAAAAGACTAATAGAAAGTATTGATTCAGATGAAAGGGTGTTTAATGTAGAAGGTATGGATAACGAAGTAAACACAATAAACTCTAAGATAGAAAAAATGTCTTCAGATATAGATAATATTTTAAAAGAAGAAGAAAAATAAACTTTTTATTATATTCTAATATTTATAAATAAACAATACTATGAATAACTTTGGAAACATAAAAGATACATTTAATAACATATTATCTAATTCGTTATTAACCAAAAATAAAAAGGGTAAAGAAATATTTTCTAAATTTATAAAATTATTAAAAGAAGACAGTAATTTAAAAAATGAATACTTATTATTTAAAAATTTAACTTCTGTTAGATTTGACAATGAGTCAGACGCAAAATATTTTATTAAAGAAAATATTAATTTATTAAAAAATAACAATGCCACTAAAGGTATTAAAAAATTAGAGTCTATTTTAGAGGGTAATGAAATAGTAAAAGATAATAGTGAAATATATGAACATATTAATATCTTAAGAAACACTAAAAAGACACCAGAAAATATTATTAATATTCAAGAGTCTTTGAATTTTTTAACTAATAATATGTTAAAAGAAGTTATAGTAGAGGAAGAAGAGTTCGATAAAGTAGATATACCACCAAGTATTTTAACTAAGATGGCAACCAACAGATTTAACTTAAAATATCAAGATATTACTGAAGGGGAAAAAGAAATCATTAAAACTATATTAAATGGGAGTGATGAAGATAAAAAAGAAGTTTATAAAAACTTAAAAACTGAATGTATCGATATCATAGATAAAAAACTAAATGAGAATGTTGATCTGGACATCAAAGATAAGTTACTTAAAGTCAAAGATAAATTATTAAGAATGACTTATAATCCAGATGAATATGTTAAGGACATAAATAGTGTTTATGAACTTAAAAATTCAGTGGCCACTGAGGAATAACAAAAAATAAATTTATATTATGGAAGAAATTTTTAACAAAGTAAAAGGTTTTTTCGCGGGTATTACTGACCTATTAATGACATTTTTAAGTGTCGGTATTCTAGTACAAGTACTTTTCGGAGGTGCAGTATTTGGGATGGACGTAGTAGGTAACGTTACTAATTTAATTGAATCTTTAGGTAACTCTGGATTTGTTGGATTACTAGCAGTTGTAGTATTAGTGAATATCTTAAATAAAAAATAACAACATAATTAATAACTAAATATAAACTCACACTAAGTTGTGAGTTTTTTTTTGCAATAGCGTTAATTTGACATATATACATAAAATGATTATCTTTATACATAAATAACATTAAAATAAAGAAATTATGAATGAAACGAGGAAAAGAATTAAAGTTAGATTTAAACCCAAATTATAAGATTAAATTAGGTACAGTAGATAATAAAAACCCAAAAACGATATATATAAATTTAACTGCTTGGGGGCAATTAAAAAAGTACGATATAGACTTAAATTACGATAATGTAATTAACAAACTGAGAACAAAAATTAAACATAAAATTAATAGTTATAACATAGATGCTTTTCATAATGGTAAGTATATTGTAGACTTAGATATGAGATCATCAGGAATAAAACCAACAAAGAGAAGTTTCATGTCTTGTGAAATAACATTATTCCAAAAAGAAAAAACTCCAATAACCAATACAGATATAGTTAATTCTTCAAAAGAAATAATAGAAGATATTATAAAAGACTGTTTAAATAAAAACGAACATTTTACTTTCTTTAAAACTAAAAAATAAAGTTTTTTATAATAAAGATATATTTATTAGTAAATAATATTCTTATTATGGAAATTTTAAAAAACAATAACCTAAATAAAAAAGGTATACTAGTCGAGTATGATGCTGGTTATATTTCACCTAAAGATAATAGACACTTTATTAACGAAATAAATAAACTAACTAAAGGTCAACAAATTATTGAAGAACCTTTGGTTGTTTATGCAGTATTACAAAAATATGGTGTTGAAAATAGGAATGGTAGAGTTTATCCTGAAAACATTCTTAAGAAAGAAGGTGAAAATTATATGAAATTAATAAATGAAAAAAGAGCTATGGGGGAGGCTGATCACCCAGAATCTTCTATTGTTGCAATAAGTAGAATTTCACATAACGTTACAGAATTGTGGTGGGAAGGAAATGTGATGATGGGTAAATTAGAAATTATTATGTCTCCAGGTTTTGTAACACAAGGTATTATTTCATGTGAAGGTGATCAAGTTGCAAACCTTTTAAGAAAGGGTTTAAAGATTGGTGTATCTTCTAGAGGTGTAGGTTCATTAAAGAAAGAAAACGGAAAAAATGTTGTTCAAGATGATTTTGAATTAATCTGTTGGGATGTAGTTACCTCACCATCAACACCAGGATCTTGGATATATAATGAGTCACCATCTAAAGAAGAACAACAAATGTCTGAATCTAAAAAAACAGATAAGAATTTACTAGTAGATGGATTAAATAATTTTCTGTCAGATTAATTTCACAATAAAGTAACACTTTTATCATTTTTTGCATATTTATAAAAAAAACAGCGCACTTAGTGCCTGCATTTTTTATTATAATAACAAAATGTAAAAAAATAAAAATTTACAATGGCTACAAAAAGAAAATCAATCATCGAAGAGGCTTTGTTAGAAGCAAAGTCTTTAGAGGATGCCTTAAAAGCCAATACGAAAGAAATGCTTGCCAATCATATGAAGCAAGAAATTGAGAACATCGTAGAGTCATCTTTAAAAGAACAAGATGAAGAAGAAGCTGAAGAGCTAGATATCGATGTGGAAGGGTCCGATGAAGAAATGGAAGAAATGCCAGCGTTAGAAGCTGGAGACGATTCAGAAGGGGATGCTGAAGAAGCAGACTCAGAAGAGTCAGAATTAATGGATTTAGATGTTGATCTTGACGCTTTAGCGGG